ACGTCGGAGTCCAGACCAGGGGCCGTGACTTCAGCGCATACGGGTTGATGCTCTGGACGTAGGCGTCGACCTCGCGGATGCCGGTCAGCCCGCCAGGGAAGGCACCGCTGGCGATGGTCATGCTGATGCCCTGCCGGGTGATATCAGTGACCCCCGAGGGCAGCCGGCACTTGCCTCCCGAGCACGCCTTGGCGTACTCACAGGCCAGCAGGCCAGCCACGTACTCACCGAGGGCGTCGATCGGCAGGCCCTTGGTGTAGGTGACCGCGAACGCCCCCGGCTGGTCGATGCCGACGGACAGGTCCTGGCAGGCGGGCCAGCAGTCGCCGTCGGTGCGGACCAGGAAGCGTCCGTCGTCCACTCGGTAGGCGGACGGGTCGACCTTCAGGCCGTCGACCCAGACCTCCTGCACGCTGCCGATGGGGGCTGGCAGTTCGACCTCGCAGACCGGACCGCAGCCGCAGGTGGACTGGCCGCAGTTGCACGGGACGTTCAGCCAGGTCCCGGCGTAGACGTAGGGGTTGAAGGTGCCGTATCCCATGCCGACATACGGCGCGCAGGAGACACGGCAGGGACGCATGGTGACCGGGCAGCCACCCATCCGGAAGCCGGTAAGCATCTGCAGGGTGGATGCGGCCAGCGCCTCAGCGCGCTCCTTGACGGCACCGGAGTAGGCGTCATAGTCGGGGCAACAAGAGGTGTCGACCGGCCAGCAGTAGTCCATGCGACCTCCCAGTTACACCGTGTAAACAGCCCGGCAGACTGGCCCACGGGGATGAGGCCAGTCTGCCGGACGTGCGCTTACTTCTTGTCCTGCGCGGCGCGCTTGTCCTGCGGCCCACGCTTGGTGTCGCTGTCTGCCGCCTCCGCCTGCACGGTGGTGCCAGCCTCGCCTGCGGCCCAGGCGGTGCCGTTCCAGTGTGCACGGGAGTTGTCACCCAGGACCATGTACTGCCCAGCGGTCCAGGGGGTCGCCGGGCTGGCCGTGACGCCAACCGTCTCCGCAAGGTTCTGCGGGGCGTAGGAGTCCGCCGGGGTCCAGGTACCGGGCTTGCCCGCCGTCGCGCCCGTGGCCTCGACACCGTTGGAGGTGCAGTCACAGGACGGGTCGGGAGGAGCAACGGTCGTGTACTGGACGTGCAGGTGGTCACCACTGGTGATCGGCGTCAGCAGCGGCGAGGACGCCGAGCCGTCGGAGACCACGTCGTAGGGACCAACGCCCCAGCCAGAGCCGGTCTTGGTGGCCGCACCGGTGATGGTGAACGACACCGCGTCGTTCTCCAAGGTGAAGTCGCCCAGGACACCACCCTGAAGGAACGGGACCAGGATGTAGCCGTAGGAGCCAGCGGCGCTGGCGTCCTGCGGGTCACAGACCACCGAGGGAACGCTGGACCACAGTTCCAGCGCGACACCCGAGTCGCAGGCGGAGATATCCGAGTTCACTCGGAAGCCCACGCCCGTGCCCGTGGAGTCGAACACCGATCCCTGTCCGGACAACATCGCGTACAGGTCGGGGTTCACCTCACAGAAGGTGATCTCTACGGAGTATCCGGTGAAGGTCGGGCACGGAGTGTCCCGAATACAGACCTTCCCGGATGCGTTGGTGACGGAGATTTCCTCACCAGTGTCGGTGTTCGCCGTGAAGGCGACCGAGATGAAGCCCTCCGTGACGATCGAGGAGCAGGCTGCCGCCTTAGGACGGCCACAGCCGTCGAGAGCGGTAGCCCGAAGCACCCGGCCACGGACGAGCGAGAAGCACTTGGATGCCACGTCTTACTCCTTCTTGCTCCGGCGAGCCTTGGGCGGCAGTTCGCCCTTGGCGCTTTCGGCAGCCTGCTGAGGCGGCTCGTCCGGGGGTGGCGCTTCCTCGGACTCGCCTCCTTCGGATGCCCGCTTGACGACCGCAGCCGGGGCGGTGAACCCGCCCCGGTCGTGGTCGACGGTGACGACGTCCGAGTCCAGACCTAGTTCCTCAGCGGCAGCGAGCAGCAGCGTCGCGTTGTCGCGGGTAACCCCGGCCAGGAACTGCGTGTCGTTATCGGCCATGACTGACTCCTTCGTTACCGCTCCGATCAGGCAGCGGTGCCGGAGAAGCAGTCGGCGTTGGTCGCAGCGCCGGAGATGCCCGCCTGGCAGGTAGCCACGTCGGCCTTGAACGCGCCGTAGCAACGCTTGGCGACGAGGACGCCCTCCTCCACGAACAGCGCGGTGTACATGTTCTGCGCGAGGCTCGCGGCGTCGTAGACAGCGTCGAGGCTGATGACGTCGGTGGTGCCCTTCACGTAGGTGCCCGCCGGGTAGACGAGAATCTGCGCGACCGCAGGCCACCCGCCAGCGGGGACCGCCGGAAGGTCGGACAGGCCGAACACGTACTGCGGGTTCGCTCCACGGACCGAGAAGTACGCGCTGATCTGCGCGTCGGTGACCGAGAGCAGGTCGACCCCGTTGCGGAGCGCCAGGTCGGCGCGGATCGCGGCAGGAGCCCAGTGCGGAAGGATGACCTCGATGGTGGCCGAACGCGGCAGCCGGTAGGCGAACCGGGCGTTCTCGATGAGGTACTCGACGGTGTCGAGCAGGTTGCCCGCCGTACCGCCGACGTCACCAACGACGACCGGGGTCGCGTCGGCGATGATCTTGCCGAGGACCTTGTTGCTCATCTTGAACTGGTGGGCAACCAGCGCACCGCTGATGACCCGGCTGACCAGTTCCGGGTAGCCGGCATTGGTCAGGAGCGGAGCCTTGATGCAGATGCCGCAGGCTTCCAGGCGCACCTCAACGAAGGGCGGGCACTCGACCTCGTAGCAGGGCTTCGGGGTACCGGCGATCGCCTCGGCCTCGGTCTGGCAGAAGCCGACAGCGGTGTAGATATCCGAGAACTTCGGACCCTGGGTGTAGCGGATACCGCCACGGTTGACCTGAATCTCGGCGATCGAGAGCAGGCCCTCGGTGGACTCGCCACCACACAGGTCGTAGAGGGTCTCGGACGGTGCACACCAGCCACCGGAGGCGACCAGCGAGTTGCCCGGAAGGCGCTTCTCGTCGGCGGCGTGGTCGACCACGAACTGGTCGTTGCCACCGTCGGTGATGGAGTCCTTGGAGAACTCCTGCTTGATGCGGGCGACCGGGTACCGCTGCAGGGGAGCGTTCTCGATGGGGTGGTCCGGCGGGGGCGGGAAGCCCTGCATCCGGTTGAGGACACCCTCGGTGAGGCGGTCGAGGTCGGCCATGACGGTGCCCGCGCCGAAGCCGGGGACGTCAGCGGACGCGATGATGGTGACCGAGGAACGCTTCTCCGCTACCGGCGTGACCGGACGGGCAACCCGACGAGCCAGGGTGGCGCGAGTGGAGGTCTTGGTCGGCGTGCTCTCGGGGACGGTCTCAACCGGGACGCCCTCGGGGGAGTGCTCGGGTGCGTCCTCGCCAGCGTCGTCGTCGTCCTCGGTCTCCTCGACCTCGGGCTCCTCGACCGGCTTGTCAGCAGGCTTGTCAGCAGCCTTCTCCCGGAGCGCGGCCATGCGCGAGGCGCGGTCGGCGGAAGCGGTGACGCGCCGGGTGGTCTCGGCACTGAGTGAGGCCAGCGCCTCGGCAACCTGCTCGGCCTGCGCAACGTCACCGTCAGACGGGTCGTCCAGCGCGAGCAGAGCGTCAAGGGCCGCACGGCCCTCCGTGATCTTCGCAGCGAGGTCCTCAGCCGAGTACGTGGCGAGGTCCTCAGCGATGGTGAAGTCCATTGCTATCTCCTGTGGAACGGGATGATGGGAAGCGCACGACTAGGCGGTACGTCATCACCGCAGAACTAGGTTCCACAGGCGGCTCTGTTCGGAGGGTACAGCGAAGCCCCCGGTCTCGGGAAGAACCGGGGGCTTCCCCGTCACGGTTTGCAGGGGGGGCGGCACCGTGACGGTGCTTAGCGATTACACCGTGTAATCAGGCAGCGACCTTCGATCGGGTCTCAATGCGACCGCCACCACCGGCACGAATCTGCGCCGCTCGGGCTTCGATCTCGGTCTTGAACGTGTGCTGCGTCCCCTTGTCGGAGACGTAGATGTAGGTGTTGTTCTTGTCCTTGTTGCCCTGGCATCCGCAGGCCATAACCCTCAGTCTCCTCTCACGCTGGCCGCGAGTTCGGCCATACGGCTCTTGGGATCACGCCCGGTCCGCTTGGCCAACGCTGCCATACGGCGACGCCGGTTGCGCGCCTCGATCTCGTCCACCGCAGCCATGACCGCAGCCGACAGGTCCGGGGCGTTGGGCGTGTGCAGGACCACCCCGGCGGCGACCAGGCTGATCTGCCGTCCGTCGTGGATGCCGACACGGGGAACGAGGAAGCCCGGCACGTTGACCGCGAGCGCCGCGACCAGTTCCTGCCGTCCCTCGGGACCGCGCCAGTCTCCGGACAGCGGAGCCGACCGCAGTTCGCGCAGGGTGGCGGCATCCAGGTCGCGGATCATCCCGCTGACCCAGATGCCGTGCTCGTCCTCGCCACAGGTCACGTCGGCGACCGTGGTGCCGGTGTTGTCGTAGTGCGACTTCGTGGCCCAGGCGGTCATGTGCTCCTCCGCGTGGCCGGTGGCCAGGGTGATGTGGCCGACCGGCACGTCGCCCTGCTCGGTGCGGATCGCCCCGGTGAGGAAGTGCGCGTAGCCGGAGTACGAGTGCGGGGCGGTCACGCAGACCCCGCGAATCCCGACGTGGCAGACGCCCCACTGAGCCAGGTGTCCGTAGATGTGGCCGTCGTCCTCGATGGTCAGCGCGGTCGGGTCGGACAGGTTGGGGTTCTCGAAGTAGCGGTGGGCGACCTGGTCGATCGCCGACGCCACGAGAGTCAGGGCTGGTCCCTGGTTGAGGGTCTCGCCCGAGTGCTTGCGCCGCTCCAACGGAGCCTTGCCCGGCCAGAAGCCGGTGGCGTCGTAGTGCCGGTTCGCGCAGTACCCGTTGAGGTACTGCGCCTTGACGTACTTGCTCAGTTGACGGCGGCAACGGTTGAAGTCTCCGGGGGTGCCCCAGCGAATCTTGGCCGCACCCTTGCCTCGGGTCCAGTACCGGCGCAGCCGCTCGGTGTCGACCGGGTGGGTGAGCCAGCCCGGACCGTCCTCGGTCTTGACCCGGAAGTCCGAGTCGCCCGCAACCGCCTGGTACTCGAACTCCTCCTCGAACTCGGCCACGTCCTCCGCCGACGCCTTGATGCTCTCGGGCGGGTCCTCCTTCAGTTCGGAGTACGCCGAGCGCAGGGCGGCCTTGGCGCTGCGAATCTTGTCCGGCGGCGCGTCGGTCTGACCGAGCCGGCTAGTAGCAGCGTGGACGCCGGCACGGGACAACTGCCCGGACGGGGTGAGGATCGGCAGTTTGTTGTTCGACTTCTTCATCTTGTCCGGGCCAGAGGTGACCAGGTGGATGATCGTCGCCTTGTAGTACTGCTCGTCGGTGTAGTTGCTGGCCGAGCCGTCCCAGGGCTCCTCGGACACGTACGCCTCGCACTCGCAGGACGCGGTCAACGCCTGACCGGCCTCGGGCCACTGGCCGATGGAGACGAACGCCTCGGCGAAGGCGGGGATCGCGCAGAGGGTGGCTCCGCAGATACGGCCCGAGGTGAAGTTCATGACGGTGTTGTCATCGAACTCGGCCGCCTCGACCGGGTTGCCGTCGGCGTCCTGCATCTGCAGGGTCGCGTCGTCCACGTCCACGGAGACACCACGGATCGCGCCGTCGGCCAGCATCCCGACCGCCTCGTCGGCGTCGAGGGTGGACAGGAACACCCCGCTGGCCTTGACCAGCCCGTCTTCCTTCCAAATCTCGTCAATGCGCCCGACCACGGTGGCACCGTCGTGTCCGGCAGCGGTGGTCTTCTGGTAGGCCAGCGGCAGCGGGAGGTCGCGCCAGCGCAGCGCGTCGGTGCCGAACATCCGCTTGTCCCCGGACGGGGTGTTCTCCGGAGCCAGCACCCCGAACCACGGGACCGAGGTGTCCTCCTGGTCCTCGACACCGTCGAAGTCCGACTCCTCGAAGTCGTCCAGTTCGGTGTCCGATGACACGGTGTAATCAGCCACCTCGTCGGTCAGGTCCACGACTTCGGCGTTGACAATGTCGTCAATGATGCTCGCGGTCACGGTGCTCTCCTTCGTCAGCGCAATGACGCA